ATGAAAACCGAAATTTGTAAGTACGACATCTACACCATGCGGCAACTGCCACCAGGGATGTTTGGCGAAACATACGTCGTAGTGACAGGTGTCGAGATTGCCGAAGACGAATACATCGGTGAGTATTTTGTTCTGACCCAACGTCCTGCTGAGTCCCTGAATTGGGGCTCGGTGTTAATTTCTGGAAAGTCGTTTCCAAAGGAGCTGGGGAGCGTTGATATCGATTTCGCGATGGCTGAAGCGCATCACCAGGCAGAGATTGACCTACAGCTACTTGTGGAGAAACGGGCTGCTCAACTAGAACGAGAAGACCTTGCATATCTTCCTTACGAACTTAAGAAGTGTGCAAGCCCTTTTGTCGGCTGTTGGATGCGTGGGCGGTATACAAGTCAACTCATGGCGATAAAAGACACCACAAAGTGTCCATTACTTGCTCGGTATCTAAATCTGCTTCAACAGGTCAGCGTCGTATCAGTGCCGTCACTTTCGTAGCGAGTGACGGCGTTAGATCTGGTTTGAACGATGACCGTTAACAAAATAGTTGACGGCCAACCTTCACTCTCCCTACAATCACCGTTAATCAATCACGCAACGGTTAACGGTCATGGGCTTCGGCACCTTCATTCGAGAAAAACGCGAGCAGGCAGGCGTGCCGATGAACGAGTTCGCCCGCAGCTTAGGGATTTCGCCGGCCTACTGGTCACGCATCGAGCGCGAGCTAGAGAAGGCGCCTAAGGACGAGCTGATCACCAAGGCCGCTGAGGCGCTGGGGCTCAACCCCGACGAGGCCTTCATTGAGGCCAGCCGCTTGCCCCCCGATATGCAGAAGGACGTCAGCACCGTCGTTCGCCTGTACCGCAAAAATCTGGGTTAAGGCGGTGACGAATGCCAGCGCTTTCCCTGCGGTATGACCATTGCTCCCTTCGCAAGCCACGCTACCTGAACAAGCCTGCCATCGAAACGGTAGCCCGTGAGGCCAGAGCACAGCTTTTGTCTCCTGGCGCGGATGCACTGACGCTGGAGCAGCTGGCAGCGATCTCGGATCTGACCATCAACGGCCTGCCGTACCAGCTGTGGGTCAGCCTGGAGCACCCGGTCACCGACGAAGACGGCCAGCCGGTGCTGGGGCTGTGCGAGTTCGACCCGGACTGCGGCGAGGATGCCGTGTCGGTGCTGGTTTCACCGGTCGGCGAGCAACTCACGCCCGAGCTGGCGCTCTCCACCTTTGCTCACGAACTGGGCCACGCCATCTTCGACGCGCCGGCTTGGCTGATCGCTGCCAAGCAAGGGCCAGGCTTGTTCGACGAACCGGACACCAGTCAGCGCCGCGCCTACCGCACCGCCACACCGGATGCCGAGCACCTGGGTGCAACGACCCTGCCGCAAAACACCGCCCTCGAAAAAGAGATCCGCATCGCCGAGTTCCGTGCCAACGAGTTCATGGGCTCGCTGCTGGTGCCGCGCGACCGGTTGGTCGAACTGGCGGTAGCTCGCGCCCCGGACTTCGATGTCGGCATTGATTGCGACGGTGGCCTGTCTGACGAACTGCACGCTGCCACACCGCGTTTAGTCGAGCGAGGCACCTTCGGCTTCGTCGGCATGGAAAACCTCCAGCGTGAACTGGCCACCATCTTCGGCGTGACGCCGAAGTTAATCCGCGTGCGGATGGAGCGCTACGGGCTGCTGCCCGCTCTGCCTAGTAGAGGACAAGGATGAGCCACTGATCGAATGCACAACACGCCGGCTTGGTACCGGCATTTTTTGAAGCCTGCGATTAACAAGTCGCGCAATCGTATAACAACCCGCCACTCGTAAAGGAGAACAAGAATGGCAGAAGTCGACGTGATGGAAAACCGTGAGTCAGATCCGACGGCCCTCGCCGCCGAGGTCACTGCTACGGGTGGCGGCAAACCGCGCAAGCCACGGGCCACCGATGGCGGGCCGGAGATCCTGCCCGATATGGGGCACTACGTGACCCTGGTGCGCAAGATCCGGCATCGGCCTCTGGTGGCACAGTGGCTCCAGCATCTGCACCCGGGGGAACTGCCCGCCATCGAGTGGGACCACAAGGTCTGCGCCAGCTACAAGCAGAGCCTTTTCGCCGTGGTCGCGGGTCTGTCCGGTGCCATCCGTCAGCGGCTGGAGGAGGCTGCGCAGCGCATCTTGCTGCTGTCGGATGACTACGGGTGCGAGGCCGTCAAATCGCTGCTGAGTGAGAACAACGAGGTCGAACAGCAGGCGGTTGCAGATGCCGGTGACAAGTATGGCCGCGCGCTCTATCTGTACCTGTGCCGGCTGGCGGACGACCGTGATCACCGCTTCGAGCAGGCCGAAACCACCCGCCAGCAGAACAAGCAGTGGAAGTCTGAAACCTATGCCAGCCACTTCCGAGGGCCGAAGGCGGTGGATATCGTTCTGGACGACGCACTCAAGGGCAAACTCAAAACGGCAATCGCCGCTATCTACCCGCAGGCACCCCTGCACGATGTGGTCATCGAGCATTTCCAGCGTCGCGATCTGACCCAGGCCGAAGACCGGGGCGGTGAGGATGAGACCGCACCGGTCTGGCTACACACCATCGTGGTCGGCTTCAACGGCAAGGAAACCCACTGGGACAAGATTGTCGACGGTGAGGTGACCACACGGCACGACCAAGCGCTGCAGCGTATCACCTTCTCCTACGAGCCGAGCACCGGGGCGCTGTCGGTGTTCTGCGACGATCGCAATGTCCGCCAAGAACTCGCCAAGGCGCTGCGTGACGTGGTGCTGGCCTGCGACACCGAGATTGCCGAGATGCCGCTGCGCGAGTTCAGCCTGAAGGTGTTTGGCAGCGCAGAGGTGTTCAACCTCCTGAAGCCCGAACCTGGTGATGGCATCGAGCGCATCAGCATCAACCTGATCAAGGTGGCTAAGCGCCTTGAACAAGCGGGAGCAGACGGAACGCTGCAAGTCACGAGCGGTATGACCATCCACCGCGACCGCCGTGACCAGCGCGACGTCTATCGGGTGGCCCGGGAGGACTACAAACAGAACGACCTCAGCGGGTTTGACTTGGTACAGGTCAAGCTGGTGCTGCGCATGGCAAAACAGAAGGACCGCCGTTCCCACAACATCGTGGTGCAGATCACCGCGCCCAACGGTCTGAACGACAACGCCAAGACCGAGGATGAGCGCCAGCTGGTGATGCGCCTACTGAAACGCTGGCACATCGTCACCGAGTTCTGAGAATGCAGCAGATGCTGACGGAGACGCTGCAACGGCTGGAGCGGCTGGACACCATGGACAGCACGCTGTTCGGCAGCGAGCTGAGGAGCTTTGGTCGCGTACTGCTGGACAAGGGCTGGATCGCCGCCATTGGTTACTTCAGCCACATCGATGTCGAGGTGATGGACGACATCTTCGAGGAGGTCGAGGTCACGGTCGACGAAGCCGCTGGCCGTTACACCTACCCACACCCATTCCGGCGCACGGTGATCCTGAGCCGCCCGTTGTCCGACGTCACCCGCTACCGCTTCCAGCGCGAGCCCTTCTTCGACCACCTCGCCACGCTGCTGGGCATCGAGCCTCGGTTTGCCGCGCGCCGACGTTGCCTGGTCGAGCATCACCTCTGGTACTTGGGCGATATCCGGGTCGGCAATCGCCACGCCTTTGCGCCGATTTTCTTTTGGCGACGGCTCAAGGACGCGTCAGCCGAGCAGATCATCTCGGCCTTGTCCGACCCGGCGTTCGGCAGCGGCGGTGTGGTGCTGGCGCTGAAAGATCCGAAGATTGCCTTGCCCAACGGCCACCAAGTGCGCGCCGTGACCGATCTACTGATCGTGGAGGACGGCGTGGAGCTGTTTGATCTGCAGGTGCTGGAGAGGATTCTGGTCGGACTGCCCGCAGACCCGGAGGACGAGCCCGAGGAGTGGTTTGATGCCAAGGCGTGTCGGCTGCAGCTCAAGCATCTGGAAGCACCGGTGATGTTCGAGGGCATCCAGGCCAAGATCATTGCGCTCTTCTGGAAGGCCCGGGACGGCGCACCGCTGTCGTGGACCGCTGATGTCAAAGGTCATTCGGGCTCTGTGGCGCCGACACTCGACAAGGCCATGGGTGGCAAGGAGCGGCGCGAGCTGTTCATCGAGACCGTCACGCGAGCGAAGTATCGGCTCCGGCGCGAATAAGCGTCTTTGCCAAATCATCTGCCAAACCATGGGCTAGCCAGAGCCCCGAACGAACACAGATGCCAAAACACCACATCGCCCCAGCCGAAGGACAACGGGTCCTCCCGGGCCATCTAAAACGCGGGGGACGCGCCCACCGCCCGGCTTGCCTAGCGCCAGCGACAAAAAGAGGTTGCCAGTTGCCACCGAAGTTTCCACTCCCAAGGTGATCCACCGCTGACGATTGATTGACCCGCCCGGCCCGGAGGAATGCTTTGGGACTGGCCATCCGGGCCTATGCCCAACACCGTGGCGTGAGCCACACCGCTGTGGCCAAGGCCATCAAGGCCGGGCGCATTCAGGTCGAGGCCGACGGCAAGATTGATCCGGTCAAGGCCGATGCCCAGTGGGCGCGTAACACCCTGCCGTCGCAGAACCTGAATACCGGCGCCACGAAACCTGCACCGAGGGTGGCAACCCCACCTGTTTCCACTCCGGTTTCCAGTCGTGAGGCGCAAGCGCCCCTGGAAACCCGGGCCACCGCTCCCGACTACCAGACCAGCCGCGCCATTCGTGAGGCCTATGCCGCCCGCCTCGCCAAACTCGAATTCGAAGAACGCACGGGCAAGCTGCTCAACGCCGACGAGGTGAAGGTCAAGCACTTCAACCTTGCTCGGCTGCTGCGTGACCGCATCCAGCAAATCCCTCGCAAGCTCGCCCCGCAGATCGTGGCAGCCGTGGTCGCACAGCCCGACCAGCGCGTGGTGGAAGACCTGCTGATGGATGCGATCCGCGAAGCCTTGGAGGAACTCTCCCGATGACCGTCACCCCCACCATGGCCAGTCGCATCGAAATGTGGCCACTAGAACGCCTAACGCCCTACGCCAAGAATGCCCGGACCCACTCCGACGCCCAGGTGGCGCAAATTGCCGCCAGCATCGTCGAGTTCGGTTTTACCGCGCCGCTGCTGGTGTCGGAAGACGGCGGCATTCTCGCTGGCCACGGTCGCCTGGCCGCCGCCAGCAAACTCCATCTGGACGCCGTGCCCGTGGTGGTGCTCGACCACCTGACGCCCACCCAGCGCCGTGCCTACATCCTGGCCGACAACCAGCTGGCGTTGCAGGCCGGATGGGATCAGGAACTCCTTGCCGTCGAGTTGGCCGACCTGTCGGCGGCAGGCTTCGATCTGGCATTGACCGGATTCAGTGATGAGGAACTGGCCGACCTGCTTGGCGACATCGAAGAGGCCGAGCGTGCCGATGAGGATTCGCCCATTGGCGAACCCGTCGACGAGGACATTCCGGAGGCGCCAGTCACCCCGGTCAGCCAGCCGGGCGACATCTGGCAATTGGGTGTCCACCGCCTGATTTGTGGCGACTCGACCGACCCCGCCGTGGTCGCGGCCCTGATGGCCGGCGGCACTGCTCGCCTGTGCTTCACCAGCCCACCCTACGGCCAGCAGCGCGACTACACCCAGGGCATCGCCGACTGGGATGCGCTGATGCGCGGGGTCTTCGCCAACCTGCCGATGGCCGACGATGGCCAGGTGCTGGTGAACCTCGGACTCATCCACCGCGACAACGAGGTCATCCCGTACTGGGATGGTTGGCTCGCCTGGATGCGCACACAAGGCTGGCGGCGCTTTGGTTGGTACGTCTGGGACCAAGGGCCGGGGATGCCGGGTGACTGGGCGGGACGCCTGTCCCCGAGCTTCGAGTTTGTATTCCACTTCAACCGCCAGAGCCGCAAACCCAACAAGATCGTGCCCTGTAAGCACGCGGGCCAAGACAGCCATTTGCGTGCCGACGGCAGTTCTACCGCGATGCGCGGCAAGGACGGCGAGGTCGGGGGCTGGACCCATGCCGGGCAGCCCACCCAGGACTATCGAATCCCGGACAGCGTGATCCGCATCATGCGCCACAAGGGCAAGATCGGCCGCGACATCGACCATCCGGCGGTGTTTCCGGTGGTGCTGCCTGAGCACATCTTGCTGGCGTACTCGGAACCGGGTGATGTCGTCTTCGAACCCTTTGGCGGCTCCGGCACCACGATCCTGGCCGCCCAGAAGACCGGACGCCAGGCTCGCGCCATCGAACTCGCCCCGTCCTACACGGATGTGGCGGTCAAGCGCTTCCAACAGAACCACCCCGACGTCCCGGTGACCTTGATGGCCACCGGGCAGACCTTTGCCGAGGTCGAACACGAACGATTGGAGAACACCGATGCAAGCCTGGCTCGCTGACAAACTGGAGCACTGGCCCATCGAGCGCCTGTTGCCCTATATCCGAAATGCTCGAACCCACTCCGAGACCCAAATCGCTCAGATCGCGGCGAGCATCGCTGAATTTGGATTCACCGCGCCAATCCTGGCTGGGTCGGACGGCGTAATTGTGGCCGGTCATGGTCGTTTGGCGGCGGCGCGCAAGCTGGGTCTGGCGACCGTGCCCGTGGTGGTGCTGGAGCATCTCACCCCGACCCAGCGTCGGGCCCTGGTGATCGCGGACAACAAGATTGCCGAGAACGCTGGGTGGGATGAGGAACTGTTGCGCCTGGAGCTGGCCGAGCTTCAGGAGGCCGACTTTGACCTGGCGCTCACCGGCTTCGATGCCGACGAGTTGCTGGAGATCATGGCGGGCGAGGAAACCACTGCCGAGGGCAATACTGACGAGGATGCCGCGCCCGAGGTGCCGGTCACCCCGGTGTCCAAGCCGGGCGACGTTTGGATCATGGGCAAGCACCGACTGCTCTGTGGCGATAGCACCGATGCTGCGAGCTTCGCTCTGCTGATGGCCGGCGAGAAAGCCCACATGGTGGTGACAGATCCACCCTATGGCGTGAACTACGCCAACAGTGCCAAGGACAAGATGCGCGGCACGAATCGCCCAATCTTGAATGACAACCTGGGCGAGGACTTCGAGCCCTTCCTCAAGGCGGCGCTCACCCCAATGATCGCGCACTGCCAGGGGGCGATCTATATCGCCATGTCATCCAGCGAGCTCGACACCCTGCAGTCCGCCTTCCGCGCCGCCGGCGGCAAGTGGTCGACCTTCATCATCTGGGCCAAGAACACTTTTACGCTAGGGCGCTCGGACTACCAGCGCCAGTACGAGCCGATCCTCTACGGCTGGCCCGAGGGCGCCACCCGCCACTGGTGCGGCGACCGTGACCAGGGCGATGTCTGGCACTTCAACAAGCCGCGTGTGAACGATCTGCATCCGACGATGAAGCCGGTGGAGCTGGTCGAGCGGGCGATCCGCAACTCCAGCCGTCCTGGTGACATCGTGCTCGATCCCTTCGGCGGCTCGGGCACCACGCTGATCGCCGCTGAGAAGTCGGGGCGTCAGGCGCGGCTGATCGAACTCGACCCCAAGTACGTGGATGTGATCGTTCGCCGCTGGCAGGAATACGCCGGCGCACAGGCAGTGCGGGAAGCGGATGGGGTGCGATTCGATGACCTGGTCGGCACGGCAGAGACCGCCGACGAGGTCGGTGCCGACGTTGAGGAAGCCCTGTGAAGCAGTCGCGCTGGATGTCGCTGCTGGAGGCTGTGACCAATGTTCTGGTCGGCTATGGCGTGGCGGTGGCGACCCAGTGGGCGGTGTTTCCGCTGTTTGGTCTGCACGCCACGTTGCAGGAGAACCTGGTGATCGGCTTGATTTTTACCGTCGTCTCTTTGATTCGAAGCTACCTGCTGCGCCGGGCGTTTGAGGGGCTGCGCGTGCGTCAGCTGTCCGGAAACTCGGGATAAAGGTCGCCGCTGCTGATGTCGGCGATGTAGGTGACGTCGCGGAACTCTTCCGGGGTGTCAGCCAGAATTACGCCACCAACGGACTGGATCGCCACCCCGTACTTGCGGGTCAGTGCCGTCAGTTCTGTGACGAAATGATCGTAGTTGGCTTCGAGTTGTGGGCTGGTGGGGACGACGGCCATGATGCGCTCCTTATGCCGCCAGGGATTCTTCGATGATCTCGCAGTGGATCACGAACCCGGTGAGGTAAGGCAGCCCCTTGGGGATGTCGTACTGCTTGGCTGTCTGGCGGCCAATCGTCCAACCCATCCAGCGCTGGGTGGCGGCGTTGATCGCGTCCTGCAGGGTTTTGCCCTCGTAAAGCCCGTTTTGCACATCGTCGGCAAAGTGGCGGCCGTGGCGGCTGTCGAGGAAGGTGCGGACCGATTCGAGTGGTTGGTAAGTCGCGTCCGAGATGGCGGTCATGGCCAGCGGCCAGGCGGCTTCGGCGTGCTCGTTCATCGTCCCGAAAAACCCCCAATCGGTGACGGTCGGGGCGGGGATCTGGGTGGTGGTGTTCATCTCTGGCTCCTGGTGGTTGATCGTTGCGACACCCGTAGTAACGCGCTTCGGGCGATGGAAGCCAAGCGCTTGTTCGATCTTTTTGCGCTTGGCTCGGGGTTCCTCATTCCATCGTGTCGGCACGTACCAGTTCCGCCTGGGCGCTGGCGATCAGATCCAGGCGCAGGTTCGGGGTGATGTTGCAAGCGAGCTCGTTCAGGGTCCAATTCATCACATCGGCCTTGTCGCGCAGCGACTCAGCTTCTTCGAACCGGCTGGTGTAGCGATCCAGTTCGCGCAGTGCCCGCTCCAGGGTGGATCGCGCCTGAGCCAGGGCTTCGCGAGCGCGGTGTTCGGCGTGCTGGGCTTGGAAATCGCGGGGGGTGTTCATGGGGGTGCTCTCCTTTCGGTTGATCGTTGCGACACCTGTATGAACGCGCTGATCACCATCGAAGCCAAGCGATTCAAAGAGCATTTTTCGGTCACGGGTTGGCCAGTCTGTCGAGGATGCGCAAGGCGGCGGGATCGCCTGCCAGCGCCCGGCGCAGGGTGCGGATGGCCTGCTCGCGCGACACCTCTGGGCGACGGTTGTCGATCTGCCAGGCAATCGCGCCGGCCTGCTCGTCATCGGCGGCAGGCATCGCTTCGGCAATGCCGACGTAGCGCCCGTAGCTGCCGCCGGAGGGATCGACAAACAGCGTCCGACGATTCGGTGCGCTGACAGCCACCACGCGCCGACGCCCTGCCGCGTGGCCGCCGAGCCCGGCCAGCCAGTCCCGATCCTGCAGCAGCGTGCTGGCGAAGGCGTCGTACTCAGCCTCGGTCAGTTCCTTCCGCCACTCGATCTCGATGGGCTCGAGCGGTGCACTGGGGTCACTGTTGTGCAGCACTTCGTCGAGGCTGTAGGGCTTGCGGGCAAAGCGGGCACGAATCGGTGTGTGGTTAGGAGTTTGGCTGGCGGTGGTCATGGTGGCGTCCTTTCAGTGGAGAGTGGTGACAGCAGCATTCACGCGCTTGTCGCCAGGGAAGCCAAGCTCAATCTGCATCGTGGTCGGCATCGATGGCCTCGATGGCCAGCACCACATCGGCGATGCGGTCGGCCTCGAAGCCAAAGCCTCGGTGGCGCAGGAGGTGCTCGATGCTCGGATGCTTCATTCGGGCGATCTCCCGGCAGGCCGCCAGCAAGGTCTGCAAGTGGTCTGCCGGGGATCAGGGCGTCGATCTGGACGCTCACGCCGTGACCTCCTCGGCGATGCGGTAGAGG